CGTTATCGAATTGCTTGAATGTAATATGCATTTTAGTTTCCTTTTTTATTGATCAATATTAGATTGTTTCAAATATATTTATAATTCCGGATTCTCGAATAATTCTCGTAACGAGCGATTTCGATCTTCCATATCGACTATGGTTTCTCCTGCGACACATTGTCTACCCAAAAGCCCCACTACTTCTTCTTTATCATCATCCAACATCTTGTGAATAAATCGAGTTTGATAATCTCGCATATCCGGGAAATCGATACCTTTCGGGGTTTTAATCTGGATGTAGTTTTCTCGGAAGTATTCAAAATCGTTAGCACATCGCTCAAATTCACTCACGTGAATATCTGCGAGTTTTAAAGTAGTCGCTTGCTTTTTAAGACCTTTGTTACCATCAAAACTAATCGGAGACCCGAAAGCATCCAAATAGAACATGCGCTCATTCTTTTCAATATCAAGGATCTCTAGCGCTACGCGCTTACCATCCTTACCTTGAGATCTTAGGGTATCCAAAAGCTCTTGAGTAATCAGGTGTTGGTTTTGTTTGAAGTATTCGATTTCTTCTTGTGATAATATAGTCATATGTTTTATTATAAAGAATTTTACATATTTAAAAACTCCGCGATTGCGGTGTTCTTTAAGTTATCTACGATGTAAAATCTCTTGAAGTTTGATAGCTCGCTGTTCCTTTTTGAACATAGCTTTCTTCACCACTTTACGTTCCTTGTAGATGTTCTTAACCAATTCTGGTAAGAAACCTGGTTTATCTTTTCTAAAGAATACCCCGTTCGGAGCCATTGTAAGATTAGTTTCTTTCAACAATCTCACCAATTCAGATTTCAATTCTGGGTTCTTAATTAAGTTCAACAAGTTTTGTTCATTTTGTTCTTGTGATGGATCCCCTACGTGAAGATGTTCTACCACTAAACGTTTTAGCTCACCCTCAGATCCTTCATTACTCAATTCCCATGCAAACATAAAGTTATTCGGAGACATCCCAGACCCCGCAATCGCGAGAATCGGATACATCGAGTTAACGTCCGCAGATAACACCCATTCATGCTTTCCAGTAACTGGATCTCGAACAAATCCACCCAAAATAGATTTCTCTAAATCTGCTCCTCGAGCTAAAATAGTTTCCGGATCGATAATCCAACCAGAATCTAACAGAATGTTACGAATAAAGTTTGCCCAAGGTTTTGTAGTTCCTAAAATGCTATTGTATTGTGAAGTCATACGATTTGAAACATCACACATCAACGCAGACAAACCACATTTCTTGTCAATTTCTTGCAAAAGCACCACATCGATTACACCATAGTAGATGAATTGTCCGTGACCCGCTTTCTTAATTTCCTCTTCTGGTTTACCAGCTTCCGTCATTAAGTAGCATAATGTTTTCTTCTGATCTTCTGTTGGATTTTCAGGTTTTGTGTAATTACCAAGATAGAAATCATCGAATGTTTTGAATTCACTGTGATCAATCTTTCTTGCTTTTACTTCCACTTCTGCGATTGCGTTCAACGAATATGAAGTTCTCGGAGCTAACACAATCTTTTGATATAATCGTTTAATATCAATGTAAGTACATCCACCTACGGTAAGATCAAACGTGTATCGATTATCGAAAATTTGAGATCTTCCTTGAATATAACCTTTTTGCTCACCTGTATTCTCTCCGAATTTTCTCCAGAATGGAGAGAACTTACTAACATCCAAACCAATTCGCTTACAGCGATGATACAAATACGGAAAGTCGAATCCCTCTCCGTTCCATGCGAATACTACAGCTGGTTGAAGTTGTTCAACAAAATCGAAAAACTTTTCAAACATTTCAATTTCATTCCGGCACTTATGATATTGGATTTCTTTACCTAAATGATCTGGTTGTTGTCTATACCAATCTTCATAATAAAATTCTCGGTCCCCAATCAAGTGAACAATCTGAGTTTTATTGTCTAAAAACTGAATAAGACTTACAGGTTCTAACGCTTTATCCGGACTCGGGAAACCTTTCATTACGGTTCCTACTCGAGTCTCAATATCCAGATAGAAGATTCGAGGATTTTGATTACCTAAATTTCTAAATTGTTCGCGAATCGCGAGATCTACTGGACTGATTTGACTTGTGCAACCAAAAGCTTTCGCATCATTCGAAGAACCTCGCTCTCTGCGAAATTTCTTTCCATTATAAATCGAAGTAAATTTACCAGTTTCATCCGGAACATAATATTCCCATTTTTGTGGAACATCATCCGTTAGGAAGGATTTCCCAATTTCCGAATCGTAATATCTTGCCCAATACTTGAAGTTCGCGAAGAACCCACCTTCATAATATTTCATTTTTCGCTCCTATAAATCTCTACAAATTTTCTTTAATGTTTCTAATTCATCCGGACAATGATTCTTCATCCACTCCAAATATTCAATTGACTCCTTCGGAGAAATTTTGAAGAATTTTGATAAAGTATCTTGAAACTCTACATCTTTCGAATCTTTCTTAGCTCCGGATGGAAATTTGATGAACTTGATTTGACCTTTAAGAGCTTTTGAAATTCCTCTTAAGATCGCGAGATTGGATTGCTTACCAGGTAAACAATTTAATGTGTTAGCTAATTCGATAAGACGATTATCTCCAGATAGCCATCTTCGTAGAAGAAAGTCGCTGACTTTATCAGCATCTTGCGGTGTGATTTCTTTCTGTTCCAGGACCTTTTTGAAAACTGTGAACATCTTTTACTCCTGTATTCGCTACATAATTCAAAATAAGTGCGCAGAGCGCAAAGAATATGAAAATCTTCAAAGCTGAGATCGCAATGAATTTTAATATTTTAAATGGTAATAATAATAAACTCAACATAATTCAAATTATTCCCAAGATTTAGATTTATGCTTAGCTTTTCGAGTATACGCTTTAGCGTTCTTTTCGACTCGATTGCGAAACATGGAGGTGGTTACAATAGCTTTGAGTTTGTTATCTTTAACTTTAATGTTGAAATCGTGCATATCTTTGTTCCTTTTGATTTAATCAGTTGCTCTTAGTACTTAAATCCTAAAACATCCAATTTAACGTTTGCGACTCCTGTAGATTTTGAGTCAATCTTAGCGAACGCTGCCGGAGTTAAATCAATGATCTTCCCAGGCTTAAATGGACCGCGATCGGTAATCTCTACGATAACCGATTTGCCATTCTTTAGGTTAGTTACTCGAACTTGACTTCCGAATGGCAATGTTTTGTGAGCCGCAGTGAGTTTATGTTGGGAAAACACCCCACCATCTGCGGTTTTGGTTCCTTTACGATAGCAACAATACCACGTTGCTTTCCCTTGCTCTTTATGTTTGATCGCTTGTTTCTTATCTTTTAAATGATATCGAACTTTGCGAATTACGTAAGACTTCGAATTATCCCAGTTTGCGCCGTGGTACACCTTTGGTGTGGATTGCGCGGTTTGGGTAGACCTCGAAGCATACGCTGATGTTGAAGTTACTAAAGTTGTCGCAATTACCAATAACGCGTGTAACGCAAATATTGATGTTACGAAAGTCTTAGCAAATTTAACAGTCGAGTCTTTGATACTCTTAAGATTAGTTAATTTCATTATGATGTAATCTCCTTACATTTTAACTAATTTGAAGTACTTCCGGAACTCGAATATGCACGTTTTCAAATTTTTGATGCCGAACGATGGTTGTATTATATTATAACTTAATCATATAATCAACCAGATTAGGTCTTAAGATCATCGATACAATCCACTTTCAACGCTTTCGCGTCAAATTTGGCTTTATATTCACCTGGAGGTAATGTAATCACGTCCGCATCACTAGTATCCGGTACTTTACATTTTGTTGGAGTCTCCGGAAACTTATCTCTATCCGCGTACGCAGGGATTGTAATGCCCCCGCGATTGCGGATGTTATACCCAGTATTGAGAAAATACTTCTCCGTAGACGGATTGATCTCGTCTAAGTGACCATCCTCTAAACCGAAATTGGGATCTCTGATATTATCCGTAGTGGAAGTTTTCGGGTCACCAATTTGTAGGGTATAAGGATTTGTTTGAATTTTATGAACCATTAATTTCCCTTAATTTCCTCAGTACGCTCATCTAACGTAAAGTTAGATTTCTTGTATATTTGTTTTCTATGATTGTATTGTCTTGCGAACATTCTGGATCCTCCGACTACATCGACAATATCATACACATTGAAAGTTTGCTTTTGTTCACTTAATCGAATTCCACGCCCTAAACTTTGAGCTACTACTACACCCGATTTTACTGGGCTCGCAAAGATCGCATATCTCAAAGATTTGATGTTTACCCCAGTACTCAACAACGCGTAATTCGCTACCAAAATAGCTTCCGGGTCTTCATCCATTAAATGTCGGATAGCTTCGCGATCTTTAGCACTGGATTGCCCTGACATAAAGTACAAGCTATGCTTTTGCATTTCTTCCAATTTTGGGACATCTTCTCCTACGGAGAAACCTTTGCGGCTAGCAATCTCTTTGAAAATTTCAAAACCGTGCTCGATTAAGGTGAACAAAACTAGAGTAGAGCCTTCTTTTCGCTGGCTTGCTTGTAAAGCGATATTGGCAATGATTTGGTTTCTTCCCGGAGCATTTAGCATGACTTTGAGCTTATCCAGATATTCGCCGTACCGGCTAAATT